CTGTCGCTGGACACCGTGTACCGCATGGCCTCCTATTTCGCACGGCATGAGGTTGACAAGCAGGGCCAAGGCTGGAGCCCGGATCAGGACGGCTACCCGTCTGCAGGTCGCATCGCATGGGCATTGTGGGGCGGCGATCCGGGGCGTACGTGGGCTGACAAGATCGTCAAGCAGGTTGAAAGCGATGATGACACCGATCCGAGCCCGTCCGGCGGAAAGTCCGTTGGCTCGTCAGTTGGAGCGTGCGAATGCGTATCTTGCGGCAAGGGAGGGAGTGCGGTTCTCAAGTCTGCCAATGACACCGCAGCGGCTGGTGGCAATCGTGGATCAGCGGACGTTCGAACGGATGGTCACGGACGGGACGGCATCGAACTGAAGGCGATGGGCGAATGGGACGAAGACGCTAATGTCCCCAAGTCCACCGTGCGGATCTTCAACGAGTTTGCCAACAAGATGAACACGTGGTACATGACCGTCATTCCGTCGATGGTCAATGACACGGCAGGTGTGGACCCGCCGACCGTCAAGCAGATGCAGGACTTCACGAACATCACCGATGACTTCATCGCCAAGACGCTCCAGAACGGGGCGGCGGTTGGTATCGCCCAGATCCCCGGTGCGAACGCCGACACGTTCTCAACGGCCAACGAACCGGCCATGCAGTACATCCGTGACCGTGGACTCGAGTTGGCTACCAGCGTACCGGAAACGCTCGTCGGCACCGTACAAGCGGCAATCGAGAAGGAACTGGCGGACGGCACCAGCACGGGCCAGATGCGGGACGCGATTGCGAAGGCGGCACCCGAGTTGAGCGGCTACCAGGCTGAACGCATCGCCCGCACGGAAACGACGAACGCCTTCAATCAAGGGGCGTTGCAGTCGTGGAAAGAGGCTGGCGTTCAGGGCAAGCGTTGGATCTTGGCTGGCGGTCCATGCCCCGAATGCGAAGGGCTCGCGGCGAAGTACCCCGGCCCCATTCCGATTGACGCGATGTTCGAATACGGCGGGGTCGCGGTAGAGCATCCCGTACTTCACCCGAACTGCCGATGTTCATACGTCCCCGTATTGGAGATGCCCAATGAGTAACGAAAACCCCATCATCCACAAGATCCGCCGCCGTGCGGCTGACTTCCGGTCGATGAGCGATCCTGCCAACCCCATCGGCCTGCTGTCGGCCCCGTGGGGGGCACACCGCAAGAGCCTGATTCGCAAGGCGGACGTTGCCAACGGGCGACCCCTTGAAATCGTGGCGTACGCCAATACGTCCGCCGTGGATCTGGAACGCGAGGTAGTTGTCCCAAGCGGCGGCGATGTGCGTTCGTACCTGACGACGAATGGCAATCTGTTCGTTGACCACCAGTACGACATGGAACACGTGGTAGCCAAGTGCCTTCGCATGGCGTTGGACCCTACCGGCTGGCTCTGCACCGGGCAGTTCTTCCGTGGGTTCGAGACGGAGTACACGAAGGCATGCTTGGCGTTGGCGATGGCCGGGACGCTGGCGATGAGCATCGGGTTCGAGGCTCTTGACTGGGGCGACCCGTCGCAGGAGGAACAGCGTCTGTACCCCGGCATCGAGTCCATCGTTCGCCGGTGGAAGGCTCTGGAGGTTTCGTACACGGCCCTCCCGATGAACGTGACCTGCCGCCAAGTCTCAACGAACCTCGCGGCGGCGGAGGTGGTAGCCGAGAAGTCACGCAAGGCCCTGATCGACGCACACGTTTCCGCCGATGTGGTCAAGCGGTTCGGAATCAAGCCCAAGCGGATTCTGATCCTGACCTGACATCGTGGGTACAATGTGGGGCATTGTCTCCTCCCCGGCACGTTGAGAAACACGCTCACATGCCGGGTTCAACCGAATAGACCCTGCGACTCGCAGAGACTCGGGAACGCTCGCTACGTAGGCCACCGTTCACCCACTCTCCAGCATGAGCAGAGATACACCAAACCCGCAAGGGAAGGAATCTCTCCATGAATCGCAAGGGCCTCATCTCACTCATCCGAAACAACGGTTTCACCGAAACCACCCCCACCCTCGAAACCACCAAGGCGTTTGTCGCCAAGCTCGCTGCCGAAGGCGTTGAAATCAACGGCTCGGACGGCAACCCGATCAACGTGGACACCGTTTGGGCCGCTAAGTCGGTCCTGACCCTCGCTGGCGACGATGCCGACACCGCACTGAGCGAGTCTCAGCGGAAGTCGATCATCGCTGACGCGAAGGGCAAGGACAGCCCGCACGCGGACGCAGATGTGAGCAACCGCAGCCCCAGCCGATTCACCATCGGCAACGCGGCACGCAAGGCGTATGAACGCAAGATCCGCGACGGCAAGTCTGTTTTCGCCGACCCTGATCAGGCCGAGGGATACGCCGCGTGGGTTCGCTTGCAGGCTGCTGGTCATCATCACTACACCCAGAAGACGGCCGACATCGAGATTTGCAAGAAGAACCAGGTTGAGTTCAACCAGCAGCTTGGCGGGGCTCTCGTCCCGCAGGTGTTTGTTCCTCAGTTGATCTGGCTCACCGAGCAGTACGGTGCAGGCCCCCGGCTTGCCAACGTGGTGCCGATGGGTTCGGAGTCTGCCGCGTACCCCCGTAAGACGGGCATTACGGCCATGACCCCGATGGGCGAAGGCTCGACGATGTCCGTGACGACCAACAGCTACGGCAACGTGACGCTGACGGCCAAGGAATACGGCGTTCTGATGAGCTACAGCAACTCGCTGTTCAACGATGCCGCCGTCAACGTGGCCGACGACATCGCCAACACGATGGCAGAAGCCAAGGCAATCGCCGTGGACAATGCGTACTTCCTCGGTGACGGCACCAGCACGTACGCCGGTCAGGTCGGCCTGACTGCCGCACTCCCCAGCGGTGCGTACATCAACGGCTCCGGCAACTCATGGTCGGCAATCACCAAGGACGACTTCACATCGATCATGGGTGCGGTCCAGAACATCAACGCTGCCCGCCTCAGCTTCACGTGCAGCCGTCAGTTCTTCGTGCAGGTGATGATGCGTCTTGACAAGGCTACCAGCCAGTTCAAGGACATCACCTCTGGCAACCTCGGCGGCGGAACGTTCATGGGCTACCCGGTGCAGTTCGCTCAGGTCATGCCCATTACTTCGGCGAGTGCAAGCCGCGTGTGCTACTTCGGTGACTTCACGGGCGGTTCGATGATCGGCGACCGTCAGGATCTGACGATTGCCACCAGCGAGCAGTTCCTGTTCAACACCAACAGCGTGGCGGTTCGTGGCGTGGCTCGGTTCAACGTGAACATCCACGGCGACGGTCGCGGCTCGACTGTTGGCCCCATCGCCGCACTCGTCACGACCTGATAGACCAACAACCACAAAGGAACCTGACACATGAAAACCCTTCTCAACGCATACTTCAAGGGCGGCACCTCAACTGGTGGTCCTCTTGACATCAACGGCACGACCAACACGGGCACCGCGTTCGATACGTCCGTTCTCGGCGGACTCGGTGAAGCCGCGTGCATCGTGACCTTCGGCAACGTCGCCGCTGACACGACCGCACTGAAGATCGAAGAATCCAACGACAACTCCGCGTGGGTCGATGTGACCGGCGGCGGGTTCACTTCGACTGCTCTGCCCGCTGGTACTGGCGGCGACAACAAGCAGTGGTTGTTCCACGTTGAACTCGGCGGTTCACGCCGTCGCTACCTCCGTGTGACCTGCACCGCAGGCGCAGCGGCAACCCTCTACGGTGCGGTGTGGATCGGCCTCAACCCTGCACAGGGCGTGAACGGTTCGACCGAAGTTGCCCGTGGTGCGGCTCAGAACCTCGGCAACAGCTCGTCGCTCCTCGGTCGCATCGTGCTGTAATCATCCCCCGCTTCTCTCACCCCCGGCTCATGGAAACGTGGGCCGGTTGGTTTCACCTAAGGAGCTAACACATGGCGGCACCAGTCAACCTCGGAGCGGACATCAAGAGCGGCGGGCCCGGCGTGATGTTCCCAAGCAACGTATTCGGCAAGTGGACCAAGGTTCACAACGATGCGGAGCAGGTCAACACAGCGGCTGAACTGCTCAACCCGGGCAGCGTGTCGAATGCGTACGTCATCCCCGGAATCGTGACGCAGGGAACGCGGCTGATGATCGTTGCACGCACCTTGTTTGCGGCCACCGTGACGACTTCGCCCGTGGTACGAATCATTGGTGCGGATCAGGTTCCGAACGCATCTGGAGTGTTTCCGGGCGGAACTATCTTCCACCGCATCGACGCGGACGCATTCGCTACAGCTGGCATTACGGTCACGCTGACGGCTGGCGTAGCGGGCCAGAACGACGGCTCGGTGTACTGCTACTCGTCTGTCCTGCCCGCAACCAGTGCGATTGGCTACCAGTTGCGTGGTGCTAAGGCAATCATGGTGCTGGTGTCAACTGCGGCAAACGTCTCGACCGGCACCGTGGAGTTGTTCGTCAGCATCATCAACTAAGGGGATACCCGTGGCGTTCCTTGTCTCACGCACCGACTACAAGACTTGGCGAGGCATCACGGGCACGGCCCAAGATACCTTCATCGACCAGATTTTGGGGTGGGTGTCAAACGACATCCGCGACTATTGCAGCCGCGACGGGACCAACGGCTTCGAGTCGGCAACGCGGACGGAATACTACAGCGGTCCTGACGATGCCATCATCCAACTCCGCGAACGGCCCGTTACGTCGATTACCTCGGTGACGCAGACCTACGCGGGTGGGCAGAGCGTGGTACTCGACTCCAGCACCTACCGCGTCGATGCTGATTCTGGCCTGCTGTCGCGGATCGACGTTGCACGCAACCGGTTCGCGTCGTATAACGCAACGTACTTGGGGCAGGGTGGCGACTTCAAGCCGTCTCCGCGATTCGAGGAAGGCTTCAACAACTTCACGGTGGTGTACGTGGCTGGCTACGCGACCATCCCCGGAGCCCTGCAGAAGGCGTGCTGCCTGCTGGCTGACATGCTGTTCAACGGGCGTGGGCGTGACATGGCGGTTCAGTCGGAAACGATCGGCCAGTATTCGTACACGCTCGCGGACCAGAAGCGGGTGGACGACATTCGCATCAGCCTGCTGCGTGGCTACGTGACGGGGGGTGCGTGATGGCATCTACCCCGTGGCACCTGCTGACGATGACGGCATCGTTGGACAACAAGACATGGCTGACGGCGAATAGCGGAATCCCGTACGGGTCATTACCACCCGATCCGATTGAAATTGCATGTGCGATGCAGCCGACAAGTGCGGCGGACGGTCTGGTGTACGGGCGTGACACGACTACGCAGATGTTCGACCTGTTCCTGGCACCGACCGATTCAACCGGGGCCGCGTGGGACTGTTCGCCAGCTGATCAGATTTCCATCAATAGCGTGGTGTACCGCATCGAAGGGAAGCCGCAGGACATGTGCAGCATGGGCGTGCTGAAGAAGTTGGTA